TCAATGGATAATATTATTCATGGGTTACCTACGTTAATTGTTGGTTGGGATATTGTTAAAACAATTGAACCAGATGCTGATTTTATAGTTAGAAAATTATCAGATGATATCTTTTGGACATTTAAGAAAACCGAACGTAGGGATATGTTTGAGAATGATTTATACGACTTTATACACTATAGCTACAACTTATTAATTGATGATATAGATTATAAATTTATTGACCTAATTCAACTATCTGAAGTAGAACTAAAAGATACGTTTAAAACAATAAAAAATAACATAAATGTTATTGGATATATTCACGAAAATATGTTGTATATTTATAGTGAAAAAATAGTCTATGGTCTTGATTTAAAACTAGTTAGTTACTTAGAGTTTAACCTAACTGAAATCTTAGGTAAAATAAAATCATATTGCTCAGTATTTTTGGATAATGATGAAATACTTATAGAATACAAGGACATAATTGATATGCTCAGAAATGAGGTAAAATATGTTCCATTTTTGTATTCTATTGAGCATGGATAAAACGGTATTATTAGCATCTTTCATATTTAAAGACAGGTTGGATTGGTTTTTAACCTATCTAGAAACATCGTTCAATATACCAAAGAACACTGTATTCATATACGATATAGAAGACGAGTTCAAATCTATGGTCACTTTTAAATTATTAATAAAAGCTGGCACCACTATAAACTTTAAAAAAGTTTTCCCAAACGCAACTTTAATACACAAGAAAGGTAATGCTATTTACAGCATAAATGCGTTGAATAAATTAATCGAAACTTACAACATTGAAAACATAGGTAATATAAACTATAAATCAGTGATTATTGATTGGTCAAATTATCAAGATAAACTATTATTAATCAAAAATAATAATCTAGTTATAACACCAATAAAGCGAATTTTATAATTTTATTAGATATTTATATACAAATACATAATTAAATTAAAAACACGTGTTATGGAAGATAATAAGAAAAAAATTGATTTGGAAAAAAATTTAGATGAATTTTTAACAAACGAAAATAAAAACATGGACTGCAACGATGAAGGTTGTATCATTAGAACTGATAAGAGTCTAGTTGAGAGAATCAACAAAAAAATAATAACAGAAGACGGAAGACAATTATTATTTTAATATGAACAGTAATCATCCATTTGGTACAACTGATGACTCAACAGCAATCTTACAATTAAGAATGGGGGTTATTGATAAATTAACTGAAATATCAAACCTTTATGATAAAAGTAAAATAACGGGATTTAGATTAGACCGAACAATTCTTAATAGTGTTTTTGACACATTAGAAACTGTTTACGGACTAAACCCTGATATTCATTTTTCCGATAGTGATTCATTATTTAGCTATATAAATCGTTTAGATATTCAAAAATTGAAAAATCTATATCGATTTTTAGATGATACACACCAACGATTACAACTATTCCCAGTTAACGAATCAAAAAATATGAAAAGTAAAAAAATAAATAAAGCATTATTAAGTGAAGAACTTAAAAGATTTAAATCACTTACTGATTATAATTACTATGATGATAGAAATGCAATATCTGAAAATTTCCCAATCGTAGATATGGAAGATAAAAGACCAGACCAAGACCCAAGTCACTCTGGTCAACAAGTTATATTAGGTATGGCTGAAGCAGAAGGTGATGATAATTTGGATGCTGATGTTGAAGATATCAGTGCTGATATAGAAGCAAACCAAGAAGCACCAGCTGATGATGCGAATACTGATGCAATACCAGATGCACCAAATGCAGAATTACCACCAGCCGAAGAAGCACCAATTGAAGAACCAGCACCAGCTGAAGATGAAGTTGAATTGGATGTTACTGAATTAGTAAAAGGTTCTGAAGCTGCAAAACAATCAGCAGACGCTGCAAATTCTAAAATTGAACAATTAATGAGTATGGTTGACAAATTAGAAAATCAATTATCAACTATGAGTTCAATATCAGATAAGATTGAAGGTTTAGAAAAAGAAATTGAAAGAAGAAATCCAACACCTAAAGAAAAATTAGAAATGCGTTCATTAGATTCATTCCCTTATAGTGTTAAGTTAAGTGATTTTTGGGCTGAAAAAGGTGATAGATACGATACTGGCGCAAATGATGATAAACCAAATGAATATGTATTAACACAACAAGATGTTGATGATGACTATATTGAAACAAATATTGAAAATAGCTTTGATGGTGATGAATACGAAGAAGAAAATGTAAATTAAAATACACACTTAATATACTGAAAAACAAGGCATTAGCCTTGTTTTTCTTTTTTAATGAAAAAATTAATCGTAAAGAGTTGTTATTCCTTTAGAATGATAGTAGTTTTGTAAAACAAGAATCTAAAAAGTCAAAAAAATAACAAAAACCCCTTTACTTTTATTCAATTCATTAGTACATTTGTACAGATAAATTAATATAGTAAAATTGACATAGTAGAGTTAAATAGTAGTAAATTAAATAGTATAACAATCAATCAAATATAAATTAAAATTATGAGTATTTTTGACGAAATGATGAAGCAGTATGAGTCATCACACAATGGAAAAAGAGATAACGGTTCTCAAAAAACGTATGACTTAAAGAACTATTTTAACACAATCTTACCAAAGGGTGTTGATAGTCAAACAAAAAGAATTAGGATTTTACCTCCTAGTGAAGGCGTTAAGACACCATTTGATACAATGTGGGGTCACGTTAAAAAAATCAATGGTGAGTGGAAAACATTCCCATGTCTAAAACACGAGAAGGACGAAGATTGTCCGTTCTGCCAAGCAAGAGAAGCTTTGTTAGCAACTGGAAAAGAAGAAGACAAAGAGTTGGCAAAACAGTATTCAGCAAGACAATTCTACATTGTTAAGGTTATCGATAGAGATAATGAAGCTGATGGTGTTAAATTCTGGAGATTCAAACACAATTACAAGAAACAAGGAGTTATGGATAAATTGATGGCTGCAATTGCAACCGTTAAGCATAATGTTACCGACATTGAAACTGGTAGAGACTTGAACGTAGTTGTAGTTAGAGACGGACAATCATCAATTGTTCAAAGCATTTCTTACCCACTAGAGACTTCACCATTATCAGCTAATGAAGAAAAAGTTGCTGAATGGACTCAAGACACTAGAACATGGGAAGATGTGTATAGTGTAAGAAACTATGACTATCTAAAAATTATCGTAAAAGGTGACACACCAGTTTGGGATAAAGATGGTAAATGTTACATTGGTAAATTGGAATTAGAGGCCAAAGAAAAAATGGCAACTAATAACGATGATGATGATAATTTAATGGAAGAATTGGAAATCGGTTCAACAAATGTTGAAACACCAAAAGCATCAACCACATCAACTCAGATGTCTAATGATGACGATGATGATGACGATTTACCGTTCTAATCCAAATAATAAATAATTCCTAATGGGTGAGCATTCGTTCACCCATTTTTTAAAAATCAAAATCATGAGTGAAAACAAAAAATTACCAAAAAAATCAATCCCCAAAAAAACATTCGACTTAGATGCTTTCCTAGAAAGTGAAAATTTAAATACAGAACCAAAAGATAAAGAATTATCATGGGTACCTTTATCTAAAGGTTGGTTTGACGCATTAAAATTACCTGGATTCCCAAGAGGGTTTGTTAGTTTAGTTAGAGGTTATTCTAACACTGGTAAGTCTACTGCTTTTTATGAAGCTATAGCTGGTGCTCAAAAAATTGGCGACTTCGCAATTGTAATTGAAACTGAAGGTAACTGGAATGCTGAACACGCCAAAAAAATTGGTGTTAAATTTAAAGAAGTTGTTAATGAACAAACTGGTGAAATTACTGAAAAACCAGACAACTTCATGTTAGTTAGAAGTAAAGATTTATACAACATGTATAAAAATTATAATCACCAAGAAAGTAAAACAATGACAAAACCAACAAGGGGTGAACCTGTTATTGAAGATGTTTCATTGTTTATTAGTGAGATGATTCAAAAACAAGAAGATGGTATTATCCCTATGAATTTAGTTTTTCTATGGGACTCGATTGGTACACTTAATTGCTATAAATCAGCTTGCTCAAATACGAGTAATAATATGTGGAATGCTGGTGCTATGAATGCATTTCAAGCAATTGTTAATTTTAAAATACCATCCACTAGGTCTATTGATAGTGAATACACTAACACAATGATTTGTGTTCAAAAGATTTGGTTAGATAGTATGAACGGTACAGTTGTTAAACATAAGGGTGGTGAATTCATGTTCTTCAATTCTAGAATTATTGTACACTTAGGTGGTATATTAACTCACGGTACTAAAAAATTAACAGCAAAAGCATTAGGTCAAGATTTCCAATATGGAACTGAAGCTAAAATTAGATGTGAAAAAAATCACGTAACTGGTATTGAAAGAAACGGTACAATTGCATCAACACCACATGGATATGTAAATCCAGATGAATTGGATGAATACAAAACTAAAAACAGAAAATTCATACACGATGCGTTAAATGTTGATTACAACACAGTTATTGATTACACTATCGAAGAAGGTAAACTTGAAGGTGATGATATTAGAGAATAATTTAAATTATAAGTTATGAGTAAAACAAGCGCAAAACAAAAGATAGAAACCCTAAAGGCATGGGTTAAGAGTATTAACCTGTTAAAGGGTAAAAAATGAATCGAAGACCACCAAAAAACGGTGAAAAAACACAAAAATTAGTAAACATATTAGTGGTAGATGGGAATGCTCTTTTTAAAAGGAGCATTCTCGGTGCCAAAGATGTTTATAATCAAAATCAAGAACATATTGGTGGTATTTACCAATTCATCACAGTATTAAGAAAATTAATAGATGATGATTTATACCATAAAGTTTTTGTATTTTGGGATGGTAAATTAAGCGGTCAACTTAGGTATAACATATACCAAGACTACAAATCTAACAGAAATAAAGATTATGTAAATGGCACACATCCAATTGATGAAAGTGAGTTATCACAGAAGTTACAAATCAAAAAATACCTAGAAGAATTATTTATTCGACAATTTGAGGATAAAATAGTTGAAAGTGACGATTTAATTGCGTACATTTGCAATAACAAAAAATCTAATGAGAAAATAACTATCTGTACTAGTGACAGAGACCTTTGCCAACTTATAGATGATAATGTTAGAATATACATGTGTGATTTAAAACAATACATTACTTTGAACAATTATAATCAATTTTTTAAACATCACCAAAGCAACGCAGCTCTAGTAAAAATATTTTGTGGAGATAATAGCGACTGCATTAAGGGTGTTAAAAGACTAGGTGAAGATACATTAATTAAACATTTTCCAGAAATTACTGAAGTACCTGTTAAAATTGGTGATATAATCTTAAAGGCAGCACAATTACAAGCTGATAGGATTAACAATAAACTGAAACCATTACAAATATTCGACAACATTGTTATGGGGATTACCGATGG